AAGCGCCTCAGAAGCTGTATATATTTTCCCGTCAATAAACGTAAATAGAGGCTCTCCAGCGCGTTCTTTTCCAGTGGCCACCAGATAGTATGGCCCAAACTTTATGTGCTTTATGCGCTTCTTAAACTTGCGTAAATTGATGCTCACCATCCAAGCACTTCTGCCAATCCAAAGTACATAGCCACAAAAAATATTATTACTAGAATCATGGCGCCCATCCCGATGAGGTTAATCTTATCTGCCCCAAGGATGCTATGCTCTGGATCTGCGTATGTAAGCTCCTGAGCTATACCGTTAAACAGATCTTCTGCTTTTAATATTTTATTTATATTCGGGCAACTATTGCCATTTTCCCAACTGCTAATAGTCTTATGATGTACTTCGAGCTTATCCGCCAAGTCTTTCTGCGTCATATTGTACTTGGTTCTCATTTCCTTCAAATATGTTGAAAATCTGTATGATTTAGACATGTTCATGCTCCATCTCCTTAAAAAAATTCTCGACTTGGCACTGAGCATCTTCGCACCCTTTACACACTATAACACTTTGGTTGATAGATTTTAAATAATTGTGCCATTCTATTTGGCTTTTGGATACAGCGCCACCACTTTTTTTCTTCATTTCAATCCAAAGTAGCCATTCTGGAACGAATAAGTCTGGGACTCCTGGAGTTACGCCCTCGGCCTTGAGACGTGCGGCGGTTACGATGTTTCTTTGGCCGCCGTTTGGTATCGCTATTATCTTGGCTTTGTAGGTCTTGCGAAACCAGCTTACAAACTCCCGTTGCTCAACGTGTTCAGTTCGCCCACTCTCTGTTAGTGACTTTGTAGAACTTGCCTTCCTGCGCATATGATATCTCATTTGGACATCGCCCCGTATTCAATATTGAACATAATTCGTCTAAATCATCCGCCATATAAAATATTGATGAAGCATCAATATTTGATTTATGAGCTATCTCAATAATCTTTTGGCGTGATTTCTCTCCGGCATATCCTTCGTGCATTATCGCAAAATACTCGGAAACAATAGGATCCATGATTTGCTTTGAGTAATACCTAACTTTGATCATTTCCTTGCCGCTTGCCTTAGATACATGCTTAGACCAATGCCAATTGCCAATAGATATCATTTTGTGTTTTTTGCCCATGATATCTACATCATGTAGTTTCATAAGTTTTTCTTTTGGAGGCGGAAACTCGTAACCGCAATCTGGGCATGTTTTAACTGCTGGAGGAACCAGGCTATCGCACTGTGGGCATACTTTAACTGGAGCTTCACCGCTCCCTTCCTTTTGTTTATTTGGTGATCTAACGTTAGTAATAGGCCCGTGATTTTGAACTACTCCAGCGAAATCTAACACCATGCAATGATCCGTGTGGCTTTTGATTCTCATCCCGCGCCCAGCCATTTGCACATACAGTCCAGGCGACATGGTTGGTCGTAGCATTACGATAAGATCAATGTCTGGATAGTCAAAGCCAGTAGTTAGCACATTGGCGTTAGTCAGCGCTCGAATCTTGCCAGACTTGAACTCGCTTATGATTCTTTCCCGTTCAGTCTTAGGAGTTTCTCCCGTAATACATTCTGCCTCAATGCCTCGATCAAGCAATATGTCCTTGATGGCCATCGCATGCTTAACTCCAGCACAAAAGAAAAGCCAAGCCTTACGGTCACCGGCTAATTTAATAACTTCGTCTACAGCTTCGTTATTTGTGTGATCTTTGTTAACTGCGGCCTGTAGTTCCTTTTCTATGTACTCACCGCCGCGCTTATGCACTCCAGATACGTTTAACTGTACGCCAGTTAACTTAGACTTTAGTGGTGCTAGATACTTATCCTCAACTAACGCCTCAATGCTTGTTGGCTCTATTAGCGCAGTAAATATGCCGCCTTTATCGGTAAGCATGCCATGCCCTAGCCGGTACGGAGTGGCCGTCAATCCAATTATCCGCATCGCGGGATTGATGATCTTTAGGCCGTCAATTAATTTTCTGTAGCTGGTGTTGGTGTTATGCGATATCAGGTGCGCTTCGTCTACGATCATCAAGTCTATACGCCCTAGGTCACCGGCTTTCTTTCTGATAGACTGTATTCCAGCAAACGTGATTTGCTCATGGGATTCTTTACGCCCAATTCCTGCACTATATATCCCTAACGGCGCATACGGCCAGTGCAGTAACATTTTTTCTGCGTTCTGCTCGATCAATTCTTTTACATGAGTTGCCATTAACACGCGAGTCTCAGGCCATTGCGTTATCGCATCCTTACATATTGCTGCAACAACGTGCGACTTGCCACTTCCGGTTGGCAATACGATGCACGGGTTGCCGTACTTGTTAGCGCGGAACCAGTCGTATAGTTGATCAATCGCTCTTTGTTGATACTTACGAAGCATTTAAATTTTCTTTTTAAATCCAAGATGCCTTAAAAAACCGTCCATTGCTTGATAACATTTTTCAAGCGGAGTTTTTCTTACATATTTTTTCATATGAGTACAACCATACGATGCTTTCATAATTTCTTCATTTTGATAAACTCGTTGCAATTTAACGTTTCCTTTTTTAGGAAAAAATCTAACAATCATCATTGGATCGTCTTTTTTTAATAATATATTTTTAGTTTTATTAATTATTTCTCCACTAACTTCTATTGGCCTAATCCATTTCCCAATATTAAATCTTCCAGGTATAACGGTTAATTTGTTATAAATTGGAGAAATTTGAGGCAAAATTGTAAATGGCATTGACTCCATATCCACTGATTCTTGAGAAAAAAACAGTAACTTTGGAGGCAATGTAAGGCCCATTCTTTTAATTCCAAATTCATTGGAATCTCTTACTACAAAAAAGTCGTCAAAGAATTTTTGGTCAGCGTTGGTTACTTCAACGTATTCTTTTTCAATATCTATATTTATATTTAAATCAATTGGAGACTTAATAACAAATGCATTTTTACAAAAATCCATTAGCGCATAACATTCCATGTAGTTTGGAGGAAATGTCCATTGATTCATTTTTTTATTTTGCTCATTAATGTAATAAAACAATGGAACAGGATCTGAAAAACATCCTTCCAATCCATAATGATCATACGCAAAAGCGCACCACTTTATTTCGGTCATCCTATTATCTTTCCGCCATCAAAACGTAAGTCCGCCATAAACTGATCAGGCTTCAGGCATGCATCAAGATTGCTTACCAATTCAGTGCTGGCGTATGTATTAGCATCGCTTTCCCCGTTCCTGATAAAGTTGCCTTGTATCTCCCACAATGCCTCATGCGGATCGCTACTCTCTAATCGAGTCCAGGGCACAACGTCAGGATGCAAGACGTGCGAGTCGCATCCCTTACGCTGAAAGTCCTCTGGAATGTCCTCAGCTTTGAATCTGTCACAGTCCCATGTGCCGTTAGGCTTTGGAGTGGAGTGCGCGCACGTTCTGCAATTGACCTGTTTGGTAGGTTGCCCCTCGTGGCATATGTGTTTAGCAGGACAACTTTTGCACATGAACCAAGTAGGATCATCTGATAATCTTGGCGGAGCTTCATTTGCCAATGTAATGAATTCGCCCTTTTTTAATAACCGTTCAGCGAATTGCTCATCGTACTCAACGATCTCGGTGTACATCTCATCGTTATCCTTGCACACGGCAACGTATAACGCTTTATGAATCTTCATGCCGTTCATATACACTTGCATCTGCGCATAGTGCATTGGCTTAGTTTCCTGTACGCCCTTTCGCGAAACAAGATCAAAAGACTTTTTGTTGTGAGTCTTAAACTCAGCAATAAACTTTTCCTCTTCATGCCCAGGCACACCACCGTAAATGATGCCGTCAACGCTACCGCTAATGTGATTGCCAAACTCAACGCGAGATTGATTGTCGCCAACGTTACGGATATTGATATTAATTGCTCGGAGGTCAGATACTATCGTTCTCTCTTCTAATTGCCCTCGACGAAACAAGCGGCGCATGCGGCCAGAGAAGTTTTCGGAGAACGCCCAACGAAACATGTACCACAAATAGCGTTCACACTTGTGACCAAGTATTGATCCGCCCATGTGTCCGCGCTGAGTGTCAGTATTCTTTGCATGGTATTCGTCAATGCGTTCTACGATTTTGCTCATGATGTTCCTAAGAGAAGGGGGCCGAAGCCCCCTTGTTAAACAAGTCCAAAAGCTGGATGATAAGGATGATTACTGTCAATTTCTTGATAATTTTCATTACCTCGTGGTTCATCATCTATTGGAAACATAAAATCAATCATGAAATTTTCAAGAGTTGGAGACACTAAATGTATTGGATTAACTTTAGCGTGATGTGCAACTTTTTTTGCATGAACAGGCGGAAAATATCCTCTTATGCAACAATTACTAACATATTGCTGAGTAACTTTTAGTAATTTTGCGACTTTTCTTTGGCCGCCAAGAATTTCAATTGCCTCTTTGACTTCTTTTTTAGACATAACTTTCTCCTTCTCTATTTTGATTTGGAAAAACTAAATCAATTGCAAACTTTTCAACTTCTGGATTTATTAAATGTATTGGATGAATGTTTGAATTATCTGCAATTTTTTTTGCGTGGCTAATTGGGAAATATCCTCTCATTACGCAATTACTTATATATTGTTGACTAACATTCAACAATTCTGCTGTTTTCTTTTGGCTTCCGATGTTTTTGATAGCCATTTTTACTTCTTTTTTAGACATGAATATCTCCCTATTGTTTAGCCCAAGGTGCTGCGTTAGATTTCGTTTCCTGAGCTTTCGGCAATGGTGATCCACCGCCGGACGACTTCCAATCCTTAACTTCATTTCGAGCCGCATATTGATCAGTTGCTGGAGTGACTCCAACTTTGATCGACATGGTTAAACCAATAAGTTCATCGGTATCGGATGGCAATGAGGTCAGGCCGCCTGCGGCTGACATTTTGCTTAACTGCTTACGGCCAATGTTCTCTGCCGTTGCGTTAGGATTTTTGTATGTCACGTTTCCCCATACTTTGCGGTTGGCGTAGTTATTGCCAATAATGTTATATGTTACCGCAAAATAGGCTCCAGTCCCACTTTTTGTGGATCTAACTTCAACATTTTCGATCATCGCGTCATACCAGCCTTCCGGCAATGTGTCGATTTGTTGCTTTTCTTCTACGTCGAGGTCGAATGATTCAAAATCTAATGTACTCATGATTATTCTCCAAAAACAATTTGATAAGATGGACGTGATGGAACTGTGGTGATTGCCTCTAGTAACGGATTGGTGATCTTTTCATCGGCACTTCTCCAGCTACTCAGATTAATCTCTGCCTTCCATCGGAACAGAGTTGGCAAGTAATCAGACAAACCAGCTTCACGGGCAACGTCCTGCAATTTATCGCTGTCCACTTTGCGATTCAATCTGCTTACAACTTTGACTCTGTACGGGCCAAGGTGCAAATTAACCGTACCGTCTTTTGCTTCGTCAACATCGAGCAACTTTGACAACTCATCTTCTGCCGCTCGCCGTTGTTCTACCGCTTGGCGCTCCTTTTCTTTTGCTTCGATCCAGATCATGCTCAAGCGTCGTACTTCATCATCTTCTGCTGCTGCGGGACTCATACTCATATCAGCCTCCAATTTTCGCAATGATTTTTGATAAGTTCGGTTCTTCCCATTCATCGAGCTTGCCCGAACGATCCTTGGCCTGCCATGACGCGTCACCGTGACACTTCAAGCCGTGCCATGCAACACCGTCAGAGTTCTTTTCGATCCGCATCGCCAGCACCTCATCAAAGAAATACGGCAACTGCTGACCGATCTTGTTTCCAGGCATCGACGGCGCGTACAACATGCGGCCCATCTCGTCCTGCATCTTATCCAGCTTGGCGGTCATCAGGACGTGCATTGGCAAGTCTCGGAATGCCCTGATCAAGTCTGTCATTTGTTCCTGCATCGCGCCGTATGCTTGGCGCGGGTCTTTTGCAAGTTTCTTCTCACTGTTCAGCACTACTTCGGCTATCTCAGATATTGAGTCCACCGCTACTGATGAAAAGTCTTTGGCGTTATCAACAAGCCACGAATAAGCCTCTCTGAGATCCGCCATTGTGCTGATCTCAATAAAAGGTAGTTCGGTATCACTAATTGATAACAAGCCGCCCTCAGCGCTCAGAATGACCGGATTGGGCAATGTTTTAATTAACGTTGTCTTACCAGCACCAGCTTGGCCATATACAAGCACCTTAACGCCGGTAGATGATACGGACGACGTACTTCTAAGATTGACTGACATTTGTTTTCCTTATGTTAAAGGCGGTCGGACTATCCGTTCGCCTATTTAAATATTAGCAGAGTCTTTTAGGTATAGGAATATACTCTTTGGACGCTACTAATAAATCTGCGTATTCCTCAAACGCCTCTTCCCGTTCATGTTTATCGGTAAGGTCAGCGCCTGGAAACATATCTTCTAAATTCTCACCAACAGCTTCATCGTCTGAAAACTCAATAACGTACAAACCAGGCCCCTCAAGATAAAGGTTGGATATCCAGTAATAAGGATCGGACGCGCTCATTGATATCAGTTCCACCAATTTCTGCGAGTCTTGTTGTATCGATACGAATTTCTTGCGTTTCATGTGAAAGATTGTACTTCAAATCAATTATTATTAAGACCAATATCAAATTGATCATAAAGGCTATTCCGATGCAGATGTTCAGATGCCAGCTTAAAGCTCGCTCCACACCAAAGTTATCCACAAAATTATGTATTTTTTTAAGCATCAATTGTCCTTATATTTTTCGATCATGGATGGCTCTACCAATTGGCAGAACCGCTTACCTTCAACGTGCATTTGGAACTCGTAACTATCAACGTCAATAGTCTGAAGCTCCGCAAAGTATCCGGCGTACTCTAACAACTGAGGCAAGTCTTTATCGTCTCGCTCAATGTACGCCCACTTGCCATCGACTTTTATGATGCTAGGGATATCGTGATCGCGGTCTGCCGCCATCGCAAGGAACAACAGATTTACTTTTAGTATTTTCATAAAAATTTCCTTTTTCTGGATTTTAACTGGAACATACTGGTCATTAAGTTGATTTTCCAAATCATGTTTTACCAACAAATATCTTCCCTTACGAACTTTGTCTATGTTTGATTGTAGAATTTTGTCAATTTCATCAATGCAAACTTGCGTAAATATTGTTGAATTTAATATTTTTGAGACGTCACGAATTCTATTTAAAGGCATTCTCAATGTATTGTTAAACCACCATCCAACAGTTGATGGGCCTACCATTAATTCACTTGCTAAATAAGATTTAGATATATTTTTTACAATCATTTGCTCGTGCAAACACTTAACAACTTTTTGTGAAAATAAATTTCTTTTAGCGCGACTTATTTTTTGAGTCATTTTGATTTCCTCAGTTCATAACAAGGTTCACACATCCATCTGCGCTGGTGACGGACTTGCTTCCATCTGCCACCAACGAGTGGCTTATATCTGTTGCAGTAGGAGCAGTGGCGCTCCTGCGTTGCTTCTGCCACTGCCTCCCTCATGCGTCGCATTTCCTCTCGGTGCTTATCAACTTTCATCGGCTGGTCACTTTTACGCTGAACACCGCGCTGGTCTTGGTGTACTTGTCAAGCACATCGCTAGGTACGCCCATGTCTGCACACAGAGCTTTGTAGTCGATGGTGGATCGGTTAGCTTCGACGTAGGTAGCTCGGAACAGTGCGCCCTCTACAACTTTGGGGCCACCAGCGTTGGCGGTACACTTGATGGAGTCTTTGATCGCGTTGGCTTTAGACTGTAAGTCTGCGATCTTGGCAAGCAAGTCGCCTAGTACGTCAACTGAGGCAAGATTTAGATTTTCTGATTTCATTTGATTCTCCTTGTTTTGGGACTGTCTGATTATCAGTTTGTCCGCGTTATTGGTAATATAGCAAATTGATACTTTTGTGTCAAACATTTTCACTTAAACGTTTTTGTAATTTATCAAACTCCGCCTTTGCCCTATCCATGAGGGTAAATTTATGCGCCATTTCGTAAGCTTTTGGATGTGTTTTTTGTGCGTGATCTAAAGCAAAACCAATACCGATAATTGCTTTTTTGTTGTCCTTTCCTTGCTTTTGTTCTTCGATCAAATCATGCATTAAATCTACAAGTGAAGCGCATACAAAGTAAAAATTTTGTTTTTCTTTTTTTGTCATCATTTTCTTCTCCTCGAAAGAGGGGCCGAGGCCCCGTTATTTATTTGTGCCGTCTGGGTTGTATGGACACTGATCCCAATCGCATACCATCCCGTCTATAAAATACTTGATGTCGTCAACAACTTCTTTTTGACTCATCGGCTCTCCCCAGCCATTTGGCTCTACCACATATATGGTTTGAGCATAGTCTGGGTTATACCAAGGTAACTTAAATGCAATGTCAATCACGCCGCAGTCGTAGCTATAATCCTCTACTCTGTCCCAACGTTTTTTGCCTAAGAGCTTTTTCATTTTTTCAGCTTCGTACATCCCGTTCTCCTTGTTTAGGACTTTCGGCCAATTCCGTGTGTCCATGATTAGTATTATAGTCACTTCAATATGAATGTCAACACTTTTTGTAAAAAAAAATAAAAAAAAGTGTTAATTTAGTTACATCAGGTGAAACTTATTGTTCCAGCCAAGCATTTTCGATTGCCATGCACTGCTTCTCGCGCCAGATCCACTCTCTGTAATCCCTCGCTGGGCCTTCAAATTTGCCCCATTGCGCCGCGTGACATGCCTCGTGCAGTAGAATGTGAGGTTTATTCATGTCCCATCTGACGTAGATTACAGGGATATCTCCAGCCAGAAAGAATGTGGCGTTGCTCGAAGTGATCACGGTCTCCG